CTTTCCAATATTTTTGCATTCTTTTTTGACCCTTAATCTATATTTTGGAGAAAATCATGGCTGTTCGAGGTAGGCGAGTGGTTCCAAGGCACGATGGCGGGACGATTCCGCTTGCGGCTCCGGCAAATCTGGACCTGACGGCGGCAGAAAAACCACATTGGGGAATTCTTGTGGTGGCCTGTGCCAGGCACGGATATTTAGTGGACCTCGAAACCGTTGCCCAAGCAACACGCCGCCGATGCGCGTTGTGGTTGCTGCGTGATGCTGTGGCAGCATTGGGAGCAAACCTGCTTATCGAAACCTCGTCGGGAACGGTTAAGGTAAACCCGTTGCTCGATGCGCTCCGCAATGCGGAGACGGCCTACGAATCATCTCTCAAGCTGTTGTTGCTGACACCTCGAAGCCGACAAAGTTTGCGGCGTGGCGTGGATCACGAAACAGAACAAGTTGTGGACATGACACCAGGCCAAGCGCGTGCGGTGGCCCTGCTAAAATGACACCATCGCAAAACTTTGCTCTGTTTTGTCGTTCCTTTTTGACGCACACAAAAGGCACCATGGGCGGCCAACCTTTGGTCCTTAACCGTTGGCAAATCAGGGACATTATCCGTCCGCTATTGGATACACGATTACCCGACAAGCGCCGACAATATCGGCGATGTTTTACCTTGGTGCCACGCAAAAACGGCAAGACGACATTGGCCGCTGCCATCGCGTTGTATTTTCTTTTTGCCGACGATGAGCCGGGGGCTGAAATAATTTCAGCGGCCGCCGACAGCGACCAAGCGGCCATTGCGTTTGACATAGCAAAAAAAATGGTGCAGTCGTCACCACAACTATCGGCGAAATGCAAAGTATACCGGCGATACATTGAGGCAAATCGCGGCGCAACCTACAAGGTTATCGCGGCGGATGCGGCGGGAAACTTGGGACAAAACACATCCACCTTGATCTTAGACGAGGTGTTGGCGCAAAAGGACTCCAGCCTTTACGAGGCTTTGCTGACCGGCATGGCGGCACGGTCTCAACCGTTGGCCTTCATGATTTCCACGGCGGGCACGGATCGCGGCAGTTTGTGTTTCAACCTTTTCGACTACGCCCAAAAGGTCCGCGATGGTGTGGTAGTTGACCGGGCATTCCTGCCCGTGCTTTATGGGATCGAGGATGATGACGACTGGAAAGATGAACAGGTTTGGGCCAAGGTCAACCCCGGCCTGGGTAAGTCGATCTCGCTCGACTATTTGCGCTCCGCGGCAATCGAGGCGGAAAACAATCCAGCGCGGGAGCAGGCATTCCGGCAATACCACTTGAATCAATGGGTGCAATCCGCGGCGCGTTGGATCTCCTCCCAAAAGTGGGCCGAATGCGAAGATGCGCCCAACAACCTGCAGGAAACGCCATGCTACGCGGCCCTGGATCTGTCCTCAAGGACTGACCTAACGGCGTTTGTGCTTGCGTTTCCGGTGGGCGACAAGATCCACCTTAAAACATTCGCCTGGACGACCTCCGGCATGGTGCATTATCGTGTTAAATCCAACCGAATGCGGTACGATGAGTTTGTGCGGGGCGGTTCCCTCGAGGTTATCGAGGGTGATGTGATCGACTATGAGCACATTTTGCGGCGAATTGGTGAGATTGCTGGGGAATATCGCATCCGTGAGATCGCAATTGACCCGTGGAATGCCGAGTTTTTGGCCCAAAAGCTCGAAGCAACCGGCCATAATGTGGTCGAATTCCGCCAAGGCTTTGCGTCCATGAGCCCACCGACCAAGGACTTCGAGGGTGCGGTCCTCCAGGGCAAGTTGACCCACGACGGAAACCCGGTTCTCAGGTGGTGTATCGACAATGTTGTGATCGAAAGCGATGCGGCGGGCAATCAAAAGCCCTCGAAAAAGAAGTCGAGCGAGAAAATCGACTGTGCCGTTGCGGCAATTATGGCGTTTGCCCGCGCTCGCCGGGCCGATGCCACGGGCAACGATGGCTCCAGCGTCTACGAATCCCGCGAAATGCTTGTTTTCTAGGGCCAAAATGGCCTGGCCTATATATATGCATGGCGAAGGCTTCAGAAAAAAATGGCGTAGTGGCATCTGAGCGGGCAGGAAAAGTTCCGGCCGCGCTCAACCAACCACTTGGTACAAGTTTTTTCTCGGCCTCTTTGGCGTCGTCTGGTGTTTCGGTCACCGAGACCTCGGCCTTGGCGCTCGGTGCCGTCTGGGCCGCGGTCAGCACTATCTCCCAATCCATCGCGACCCTGCCGCTGCACATCTACCGCAGAGATGGTGAGCGCAGGTATCTTGCGACTGAACTCCCCGAATACAACCTACTCCACGACCGACCCAATGCCGAGGCACCGGCGGCTGTGGTGAGGGGAGCGCTGGTCGCATCGTGTTTGCTTCATGGCAACAGCTACGCCGAGATCCAACGCGATGAAAGCGGAAACATCATCGCCGTGTGGCCGTTGCATTACACGGCCGTCACGCCATGGCGGGACAAGGCGGGCGACCTCTATTATCGGGTGTTGTCCACAGGCAAGGAAACGATCCTATTCCCTGATGAGATCCTGCATTTTCGCAACTTCTCCGTCGATGGATTCCTTGGGCTATCGACCCTGACTCAGGCCCGTGATGCACTCGGCCTGAACATGGGCTTGGAGAAATACGCCAGCAAATTCTTTGGCTCCGGTGCTCGCCCAGGCGTGTTGTTGAAACATCCCGGCCGTCTAAGCGACGAGGCACGAGCTCGCCTCCGCGATGGGTGGAGCAAAGTTCATCAAGGGCTTGACAACGCACACGCAACCGCCGTCCTTGAGGAGGGGATGGAAGTTCTTCCGTTCAGCATTCCCAACGATGACGCTCAATTCCTTGAGTCCAGGCGGTTTAGTATCGAGGACATTGCCCGGTGGTTTAATGTGCCCTTGTCGAGGCTACGGGTTCAGGGTGCGACGGCATTTGCCAACATCGAACAGGACGCCATCGACTTCGTCACCAACACATTGCGCCCGCATTTAGTCCGCATCGAGCAGGAGATCAACGACAAGTTTTTCCCCGATGGCGACTACTTTGTCGAGCACGCCATCGAAGGATTGCTTCGGGGCGACATCAAATCCCGTTACGAATCCTATGCCATTGGCCGAAACTGGGGATGGTTCAGCGTCAACGACATCCGAAATTTTGAAAACCTACCGCCGATCCTTGGCGGCAACCAGTATTTGCAACCGCTTAACATGGCCGGCCTGGGCCAACAAACAAGCGGCAGCACATCAGCACCCGCAACTCCACAACTTGGACCAGCAACACCAACCGCCGAGCCTATTGCGGCTGCTGTGGTCGATGCTGTTCCCGTGGCGGATGTGTCGGCAACCGCGCTGAACGGCGCACAGGTTACCTCGTTGCTTGAGTTGGTGACGCAAGCGAGCCAAGGCATCATCAGCGTTGCGACCGCCAAGGCGGTTGCCGAGGCGGCGTTCCCGTCATTTGATGCGGCGATCCTTGCGAAGATCTTTGGCGGCATCGTCGTCAAACCGTTACCCATAGGCGGTGCAAAATGATGACAATCGAACGGCGGACCTTGCCGATATACGAAATTAGGGCCAGCACAAGCGACCGGCAAATCGTTGGTATCGCCGCCACCTACAACACTTTATCGAGTGACCTTGGCGGATTCAAGGAACAGATCGCCCCAACCGCATTTACTCGGAGCTTGGCCGAATCGCCAAACATTTTGGCTTTGTATTCGCACAATACAGCCTTACTCCTCGGCACGACCAGGAGCGGAACTTTGGCCTTGAGCAGCAACGACAAAGGGTTATCGTTTGATTTGAAAGTTCCCGACACCACTTACGGGAACGATGTGCTTGAACTGATCAAACGCGGTGACCTCAAAGAAATGTCCTTTGGATTCTGGACACGAAAAGACACATGGGATACCTCGACGGGCGACCGAGTCCGCACGCTTCACGATGTTGACCTACGCGAAATCTCTATCGTTGCTGACCCGGCTTACCCGGTTGGCACCCAGGCCGCACAGCGGTCACTCTCAAGCCATCAGTCGAGGACTGTAATGGAGCGCGCTTTGCGCTTTCTGGATTTGCAAAACCGACGGCGATAACCGCCAATGGAGGACATGATGTTAACCGAAGTCCGGGCGGAACGAGCCGCCAAATTAGCCGAAATTGAAACGCTTGTGAAAGCGGGCGAATCACGCGAGTGGACCCCAGAAGAGTCGGCGAAATACGACGAACTCAAAGCCGCTCACGATGCACTAGATGCCCGTGTTCTGGCGTTGGAGGCGCTAGTTGCGCCCGTCGAAGAAATGGAAGCGAAACAAGAGCCTAAGGCCGCTGTGGCTGAAGGCCGTTCCTATTTATCCCAAAGGAGACGAGTAATGATTGAGCCAGGAGTTATTCGAGATCACAACGACAAACAGGCGCAAGCCGATAGCAACCTCGCATTTCGCGGTTGGTTCCTCGGACCTGATGCCACTGACGAACACCGAGGAGCCGCCCAACGAAGCGGGCTCAACCTCAAGGGTTCGCTCTATGTTCCTCGTGGCCGCGCTGAAAATCGCGCACAATCTACCTCCGGTACGGCGGGTGGTTACACCATTCCTGCCGGGTTCCTTGCGGCGCTTGAGCGCAAGATGTTGCAGTTCAATCCGCTTCGATCTATCGCCACCGTGATCGCTACCACCACGGGCAATTCGCTCCCGATGCCAACTGTGGACGACACAGGCAACACCGGTGCGCTAGTTTCGGAGAATACAGCAACATCGGCCACCGATGTGACCCTTGGTCAGGTTACTTTTGGGGCGTACAGCTACAAAACCGTGGTGACAAGTTCCAATGAACTGTTGCAGGATACTGGGCTTGATTTGCCCACCATCATCGGTGAGCTAATGGGCGAGCGAATCGGGCGATCCGAAGCCGCCGCCTTTGCAACCGGTAGTGGATCCAGTCAACCTGAAGGCGTTGTGACAGGCAGCTCGGCTGGTGTTACTACCGCTAGTTCGACCGCGATCACCATCAACGAGATCATGGGACTGATCAACAGCGTCGATGCTGCTTATCAACCTACCTCGTCTTTCATGTTGCATCAAACCGTGTGGACCTACCTGTTGAAACTGCAAGATTCAACCGGTAGAAACCTAATTCCCATGAACTATGGGGATGGAATTGCTCCCAAAATCTGGGGCTATCCCGTCATCATCAACAACAACATGAGCTCCGCCATTACCACTGGATTAAAGACCGCGTTGTTTGGTGACTTTTCCAAGTTCTACATCAGGGACGCCGGGCCTCTTGAGGTCAAGCGCTCCGAGGAGTTCTTGTTTACGAGCAACGCTACCGCATTCCTTGCGGTCGGCCGTCGTGATAGCAAGGTAATTCAGTCTGCCGCAATCAAGCGATTGACCCAGCTCTAACCGCCCTTCCCCTGGTGGCCGTCTGCTCTCACTTCTAGCAGGCGGTCACCTCCTTTTTACATTTACGAGGTCCGCAATGTTTCGAGTTTTGCAAAGTATGGTAGGCAATGACTTCTCATACAAGCCCGGCGATATTGTCTCGTGGGACGGAGCCGATGCGGACAACATGGTAGCCGCGGGCATCCTCGAACGAATCGCACCAAAGTTGATTGAAACCGCAACGATCAGCAACAGAAAACAAAAGGAAACCCGTTAATGGCCCTGCCAACACTTGCCGATGCCAAGCTCCATCTGAGGGTTGATACCTCCGATGAGGACGCATTGATTCAGGTATTGCTCAATGGTGCGATTGGCTTTTTTGAACAGCACTCCAGGCGCATTTTATCGACTCAAACGCTGACACAAAAACAGGATCTTTTGAGTAATCCTATTTGGATCCGACAAGGGCCAGTCATTGGGATTACCTCCGTCACGGTGCGAACGCTGACCACGACCGATACCATCTCCAGCGCCGACTATGTGGTGCAGGTTGGGCAAACCGAAACGGCACCACAAATCTATTTTAAGGATGGCATTACTACACCATCACCGGACGGATACCCAGGCGCGGTTACGGTGACCTACACAGCAGGAACAACCACGATACCGGCGTCAATCAATGCGGCGGTCCTGCTCCTAGTGGGTCACTGGTTCGAGAATCGCCAAGCGGTTGGGCCAACAGGTGGCGGCACCGTGCCCTTCGCGTTTGAAGCCATCGCCAACAAATTTATATGGGGGGCGTATTCGTGAAAATCGGCGACCTCCGACACCGCATTGAGCTACAGGCCCCAACCGATTACATGGATGAGTTCGGGCAACCGATGCGCACATGGACCACCTACAACACGATTTGGGCGCAGGTTTCAGCATCAGGCATTGGCGAAAGTGTGAGCGGTGCGCAGCTTTCGGCGTTTGAATCCTATGCTATTTTGTGCCGATACAACTCAACTTTCAAAGCCAACCACCGGATCTTGTGGGGCGAAAAAATCTTGAACATTGTTGGACCACCACGAGACCTAGACGGAACAAAGGTTGCCCTGCTCATTGCGGCTACCGAATCGGTTGCGGCCGAAGTTGGTGCGCCATGATAACGGCCGACACAAAACAATTGGAGATTGACCTTGCTGGGGCACTTATGCGCCTTCGATCAACAGTTGAGGTCAAAGAAAAAACCGCACAAATGCTAATTGCTAAGTCGCTTGGCGCGGGTGGCGCAATCATTGCGCGAGCCGCCAAATCTGCTGCTCCTAAAGGCAAGCGGACCAGCAAGGGCGGGACGAAAACCTACGGCAAAACCGGGCTATTGAAAAAGGCAATCAAAGCAAAATATGGATTGAACAAAAAAGGGAAAGCGTTTTCTGTGGTTGGCGTCAACAGAAATGTCATGGAAGACGCAAAACGGGGGCGTGGAAAAGAACGGGCTCGCCCGTCACAATATGCACACCTGGTCGAGTTCGGATTTAGCGCACACCACAGGGTGCCGCTTATCACGGGCAGGCGGCACGAGTCTTATGTCAAAAAAGGCGTGTTGTGGAAACCTTCGGACCTTGCGCGATATGTCGCAAAACGCGGAGTTGCTCACTCAAATTTTTTGGCCGGGAAAGCCATGCGGCAGCAAAAATTTATGGCCAGCGCGGGACAAGGCGCAACTCGCGTAGCGGCTCGGCCGTTTATGGCAAAGGGCTACAGAACAGCACAAGCGGCGGCCGGTGACGCCATCGTTGCCCGGTACGCAAAGGAATTTGAAAAGCTCCTTGCGAAATTGGCAAAGGGGGCAAAAAAGAAATGAGCATTTCATTTGCCAAAGCTGTGCGAGCATTGCTCATGGGCGACCCAGCCGTTGCCGCATCGTTGCCGGGTGGCATACATCCCGCACGCATTCCCCAGGAGGCCACATTGCCCGCCGCCGCTTACGAGTCGTCGAGCGACCCGCTCACCTCGATCACCGGAGTCATTGGCATTCGTTCGGCGTCTCTTTCCTTGCACGGCATCGGTACAACCGTGGCCCAATGCGAGGCCATGGATGTGGCGATTCGCTCGCTGATCGAGGCCAATGCTGGACAGGTTACCCGACAGGGCACAACGATCATGGGCCTCCGCTACAGCGGCAACAACATCGACGCAGAAGATTTATCCGATGGCGACGATGAGCCTTTGCGCAGATTGGATGTCACAATTTCCGGCCTCGAAAGGTCGGCGGTTTAAGTTCTAATTAACAAGGAGATTTTACAATGCCGACCACGATTCCCGCAATCACGATTCCCCAAGGTACGACCCTGACTTATGGTGCCACACCCACCAGCATATCGCATCCAACCAGCATATCGGGGTTGGATCAAACGCTGGCATCCGTTGCCATCCAATCGGTCACAGCGACCACCGAGCTACGGGTGCCAGGCCGCAAAACATTTGGCGACATCACCGTCACCGCCAACTACATCGAGGCCGAGTTTACGGGCATCCAAACCGTGCTGGGCACACGAGCGCAAACCTATTTGACGCTGACCACATCGGGCAGTTTGGCAACTACGCCAAACATCACAACCGTTGTCTTTGATGGGTATTTTACCAAGTTGACCCTGCCCAGCATTTCGGACAACAGCGACCCGCTGACCTATGAATTCACTTTTATGGTAGTTGGATTAACGGTGACCTAACATGAAGTTCCTACGGATTGAAAAGGTCGAGAATGAGCCGGGCAAACCTGAGCGGGTGCCCGGCATGGTTGGCCCGGTGTGGATCAAAAAGATCTCATTGACCGAAGCCAAGACGCTGATCGGCCTCGATGGCCTTGATGGCTTTGCGGCGATTCTTGCGCTTGCGCTGTGTGATGAGGCTGGCACTTCTGTCACTGCTGCCGAGGTTGACAACCTGCCGTTTAACGCGGCCGGGGCGCTTGCCAAAATTGCCAGCGAGTACAACGGCCTTGCCGCTTCGGCACAGGCGGAATTGGAAAAAAACTCCGAGACCGGCCAGAGCGAAGGTTAGCCTTTGCCTTGGCCGGACACCTTGGGCGAACGGTAGCGGAACTGGAGGGCACCATGGATCCAGCCGAGTTCACGGAATGGGCCATGCTGCTGGGTATCGAGCCTTGGGGCGGTGCTAGGCAGGACTGCTTGAACGCTATGCTCCAGGGGGCAATGCTGGCACCATGGACGAGGACCAAGATCAAGGTTAACGACCTCATCCCGCGATGGGGCGAGGAAAAAACAACAGGCGGATTTGAGGCGATGGCGGCGGCGTTTGTGCAAAAGGCAAAGGGGGTGATCAGTGGCTAAACAATCTATCGCAAACCCCGTAGTGGTCCTTGGCCTTGATGCTGGCCCATTCACCGCCGGACTGGACAAGGCGAAACAAGCGGGCGCGGCCGCGGCAAAAAATATATCCGCAGCGGCAAAGGGTGCGCCAAAGCCACCTACACCATCAGCGGCACCAAGGGCAGGTGGTGCCACATCAGGCGGCGGCGGTCTCCTTGGTGGCATAGCTGGCGCGGGAGGTGGCCTCCTCGGTGGCATCGGTGGCATGATACGGGCACCGCTCATGGGCTTGGCCGCAGCTAATCAAGTGTTTGAACTTGGCGCAAAAGTCAGCAAAGTTTTTGGCGCACCCATTCGGGCGTTGATGGACCGGGAGCAAATGGCGGCAAAGGTCACGGGCCCGATTGATACCGCTACATCAAACACATTCACCGCAGGCATTGCGCGGTTTGCCGATCAATTTAATGTTATGCTTGCCGATGTTGCAATTGCGCTGGACAACACATTTGATTTGAAAGGAAAACTGGAATATGCTCGCGGTGCAATAAGCGGAATATCCGCATTGCTGACAGCGTTCTTTGGCAACCTTGAACCAATTGTAAAAGATCCCGAAGCTTTGACAAAACAATTTAAGGCCGGGGCGCTCATGGTGGTTAATGTTTTTGAATTTGTCGCAATTGAAAGCAAAAAAGTTTATGACAATGTTGTGTCTGCTCTTGATAGTTTTGGGATAAATATAAAACTATTAAACGATGTTTTTAGTGGTGTTATTGTAGCTTTGAAAGCACTTAATCCAAATACCAAAAAAGATCCAAGAGAGCTTCAGGGTACCCTTCAGGATGCTTTTGCTGCTGGATCTGCTTTCTTTTTGGGATTGGGCAAAGCTGCGGTTGGCATTAATACTAAAGATGCGTTTGCTATATTGGACAATGTCATAGCAGATAGGCGGGCAAACATCGCCTTGTTCAACAAAGGCGGCGGTGGCCTTGCCATGCCTCAAGCTGGCGCACCAATGGCATTAGGTCAAGGTCCAAACATTGCCGGACTATTCCAGAAAGCCAAAGACGCTATTAACGCCGCTGGGTTTATTCCTCCGGCGGTTGCGGCCGAATTAATTTTCAGGCAGGCCGATGTGATCATGGGCAAAATTGGCGGAAACCTTGGCAACATCGGCGCAATGATTGCCGCACAGATTGCTCCCGCAATGCAGGCGGGCACGGCAAATCTGGATGAGGCTTTGGTAAAAGCGACTTTGCAGGGTCAACAAGGTGACATCCAGCAAAGAATCGAAACCGAAATAAAACTACAAACCACAATTCAGAGAAACCAAGAAAAACTGTTGGGGCAAATTCGGCAGGCGATAACGGGCAGAAAAGACCTTGCCGAATTGGGAGGCGCATAAATGCCAGTGCTGACCATTTACGAACGGCAAGATTCAACGGACACAGTAGATGCTCGACTGATCCGCAACGTTACCCGCAATTGGGATATGTTTTCTACCACTCGAATGTCAGCGGTGGCGGCATCGGATGCGTTTTCCGACAACCAACTAATTTACATCAACACGGTTCATCCTGATTTGGCAACCTGTTACTGCTCAACCATTGGGGCAACGGAAGATCCAAGCGCTACCGAGCCGCATTACCACTATACAATCACGGCGACCTACACCAACAACTTTGACTCAGGTGGCGAGGGCACATCTGGCGGGGGCGGTAGTGCGGGCGGTGCAACGGCTGGCCAACAACAGGGAGCGGCACCCAACGAGCGCATCGAAAACCCTTTGCTGCGCAAGATCGACATCAAGTTTGATGGCCAGACTCAACAGGTATCATTGAGGCAAGACGCAACCGGACAACCCTACACAAACACGGCGGGCGATCCGATCCTTCCCGCTCCACAGCGATCAGTGCCAGGAGTAAAAATACACATCAGCCGGAATGTCGCATTGTGTCCGGGCAATTTATTTGCTTATTTGGGATACATTAACAACGCTGATCTGTTAATACCGGTTGGCAACCAGCCCGTAGGTTTGGCCTATCCCAAATATAGTTTGCGGTTTGCCACGCTATCGGCGGAGCCTGTCTACGAGTCGGGCGTTTCTTACTGGCGGCTGAGCATGACCTTGGAGCAAGGACCGAACAAGGTATACGGACCCACTGGCAGATACTACGGTTGGGAAGTTCCTATTGCGTCTATTGGGCGGCGAGGAAAAACAAATCTGAATCCAAGCGTTCATGTTATCACGGATGGCGAAACCGCATTGGGCCAAGAGGCACCCAGCACGGGCACCGGGCAACCGATGGCGGAGCCAGTTTTTTTGAACAACAACGGCTTTTTTATTAAGGTTGACGCCACAGGTTCAAACATCCATTACATGGATTTCCGCCCTGATGAGTCCTTTAACATGGCGGTGCTTTGGTCATGAACACGGGGCTGGAATACTCCTTGGCGCTACGGGTTCGGGACGCAACCCGCTGGGCGGAAAAACAACAAGGGTTGTTGCCGGGCGATGAACCGTTCATACCGCCGATTGGGTATGGTGGGAGTGGGGTCACATTAACGAAAATTAACATTACAGTTGGGTCCCAGGCTTATATAGCTTATAGTCCGCCGCCTTTTAATCAGCCATTTATTGCAAAAATTCCAGCGTTTG